TCAAGAACTATGTCCTTGTGTGAAGCAGACAGCCTAAACTGTCTACCCCACAAAGACATAAGTCTTAGGCGGCAGTGGCTTCATCACGGCCAGCAACGAAAGACGTTGCCATCGTATCAGGCAAAGCCTCTGCGTTCTTGATGACCTTCCAACTACCGTTGGCATGGACAACCCGAACAGGACGGCCAGCAACTTCGGCTTTCTTAGCCGTATCACCTTTGCTCTGGTGAGCAGTCCACTTGCCAGTTTTAACATCGAACGATTGAAATTTAACAGCCATAATCGGCTCCTTTTGTTATAAGATAGTCTAAGTGTTGTTCGTAAGAACTTCACAACACTAAGACAATCTATATGGTTTGGAAAAACGTCATCAGTCCAGCGTATGCTATGCTGAATAGCATAGGCCAGACTATGACAAACTTTGCAAAGAGGCAAAGCTCAGAGATTATACGCATAGCTAACTTCGATAGCTGAATCGAAAGATTCAAGCCATTCACCTTCGTCATTCCATACATCAACAGATGTATCGGTGACAGATACTTGGTAAGACCAAGTACCATACTTCATATCGAAAGCTGATTGTAAATCAAATTCAGTCATGGCATCGTCCTTTGCTATGTAAAGGTTACTAAGTGTTGTTCGTAAGAACTTCACAACACTAAGTAACCCTAAATGGTTTGTCAAGACATTTCATCATCAACCTTGTTGATGCATTGTCATCTCATCAAATCCGTTGCCGAAAGGCTTTGTCTTGATCTATGACTTTTGTCAAAGATGTCAACTACTTAGTAGGACTAAGTAGGTCTGGTGACAGGCTGAAAGTGTTGCCACTACAGCCAAGCTCTATGAGCTTACCAGACTTCATCAGCCTTGGCTCCAGAGAATCTCTCTGTATCTCAAGAGACTCTAACTTACTTCCTAAGAAGTCAGTAAGTAAGAGTCTCTAAAGAGATACTAGAGAAATCATAGACTTTGCCTCGTTATGCATAGCACGGGGGGGCGCAAAAACACCTAGGCACATATATATATAAACAGGGGGTGACACATATGGACCAAATAATGAGGGGTTCATCATGTTAACTTTTAAATCCGTTATACTAAGATATAAAAAGGGGGTAGATAGATATACTATTTACCCCCCTGACTACATAGACATTATAGCATAGATTTTTCTACTTGGCAACCCCTAAAAAGTATGTTATTATAATAGAGTGAAAAATAATTTGGAGGTATGTATGGAAGATGATCCGTTAAGACAAATGGAGATAGAATTAGGTTTAGAGGAAGGAGAACTACATGATTTCATTAAACTGGATTCAATATCATGTTGTAAGGTACTATCTTATATAATGAAAGATATTACTACGGGTATTGCTGTATCTCCTGCTGCTTTAAAGCCTACTCGTAGGGGAGAAGCTATTAGAGATTATGTTACCAGTATGGTAGGAATAATTGGTGAACTGAGAGAATTATTTGTAGAGGACCATAAGCAAAATGAATTTAGAAGAGAACATTTCAATTAACTATGAGCAGATAGAAGGTTTACTATCTTTAAAGAATTCCTTGGATACGTATAAACATTCCAAGGCTCATACAAACTTTCTGTCTTTTGTTAAGATGATGGCTCCTACTCTTGTGTCTGATTGGGAGATGGGTAAACATATAGAGGTTATCTCTGATAAACTTCAGGAGATACAAGATGGTACACTAAAGAGATTGATGGTCTTTCTACCACCACGTAGTTCCAAGTCTGTTATCTGTTCCAAGTTATTTCCTGCATGGTATATAGGACAAAACCCTAACCATGAGATACTGACGGTATCCCATAGTGATCAGTTATCTTCAGACTTTGGTAGGTCAGTTAGGGATATAGTGAACAGTGAAGACTTTCAGAATATCTTTACGGGGGTACAATTAAGACAGGATGTACGGGCTGCTGGTAAGTGGCAGACTAATCAGAAGGGATCATACTACGCTGCTGGTGTACGGTCACAGATAGCTGGTCGGGGTGCTCACATAGCCATACTGGATGATGTAATGTCTGAAGAAGATTCCTTTAGTGCAGCAGGTAGACGGTATGTTAAGGAATGGTGGCCTTCTGGTTTACGGACTCGTATTATGCCTAATGGTTCCATTGTTATTATTAATACCCGATACCATCACGATGACCTGTGTGGTTGGTTACTAAAGCAGGAACAGGAGATGCATGACTATGGTACGATACCGTGGGAGGTAATCAAGATACCTGCATGGGTAGATGAGGATACATCAGAACTCTTAGACCTGCCTGTAGGATCATCTTACTTTCCTGAATGGAAACCAGATGAACTTTTGAAAATAGATGAAGAAGAAATCAAGGCTACCAATGGTACAAAGTATTGGGAGTCACTGTATATGCAGAATCCCACACCAGAAGAGGGTGGTCTTATTAAAAAGAAGTGGATTGAGTGGTGGCCTTATGATGATCCACCATCCTGTGAATTTATTATCCAGACATACGATACAGCTTTCTCAACCAAGACTACGGCTGACTATAGTGTAATCCAGACCTGGGGTATATTCTATGCACCTGAACAAACCCATGATGGTATGGAGAGTGCAGAGGCACAGCTAATACTCTTGGGTAATCTACGTGGGAGATATGAATATCCTGAATTAAGACGTATGGCTCAGATGTCTTTTAATGAGCATAAACCTGATGTATGTATTGTAGAAAAGAAAGCTAGTGGTCAATCCTTGATACAGGATATGAGAAGGAGTGGTCTACCTGTACTGGAGTATATGCCTGACAGAGATAAGGTATCCAGAGTATACGCTGCTACTCCTTCAATGGAAGCTGGTCGTGTATGGTTTCCTAAAGGAAGAAAGTGGTCAGAAGAACTTGTAGATGAATTAATTACCTTCCCTAATGGAGCACACGATGACCAAGTAGACGCTATGACAATGGCTATCCATTACATGAAAGAGTCATGGAATCTGCTACATCCAGATGATCCTGATTGGGAAGATGCTCCACCTACGAAAAAAAGAGTTGCGTACTGGAACTTTTAAGTGTATAATATATAGTGTAGAGTGGAGGATATTATATGGCAATAGAAAAAAATCCCTATGACCTAAATAAATCTAATGTTGTTCCTATGAATATGGAAGCAACAGAAGAGAGTAGTGCGTCTTTTGAAGTAGATAATGATGGTGGAGTTATAGTAGACTTCGGATCAGAAGAGATACTCTCAGAAACAGAAGAAGGTATTGGATTAGGGGAATGGTATGACGATCTCTGTGGAGAGATTGATGAAGACGAATTAGACCATATCGCAAACCAAGTTTATAATAACTATCAAAGTGACAAGGACTCTCGTGGTGAATGGGAGGATATGTTTGAACGTGGCTTTGATCTTCTTGGCCTTAAACTTCAAGATGCAACAGAACCCTTTGAGGGGGCATGTACGGCTGTCCACCCTCTACTTATTGAATCTGCCGTAAAATTTCAATCAAAAGCCTCGCAGGAATTATTCCCTGCTGGAGGGCCAGTCAAGACACAGATTATAGGAAAGCAAACTCCTGAGAAGGAGATGCAAGCTAATCGTGTCAAGGACTTTATGAATTATCAATTAACAGAGCAGATGTCTGAATACTTCGATGAGTTTGAACGGATGTTGTTCCATCTGCCACTTATAGGATCAGCTTTTAAAAAGATATATTATGATGCAAATCTTAAACGCCCTGTTTCGGAGTTTGTACCTATTGACCAGTTTTACGTGTCTTATTTCGCTAGTGATTTGCGTAGGGCTGATAGGTATACTCATGTCATCTACCGTAGTCCTAATGATCTTAAACGGGATATCTCTGCTGGAATCTATGCTGATATAGATTTACCTCAAGCAGGTACACCAGAGCAATCTGCTATGGAAGAGAAGATGAATACTATTCTTGGCTTCTCTCCATCTAGTGATAATGATCCCCAATATGTATTATTAGAACAACATTGTTATCTTGATTTACCTGCACCATTTAATGACCCTGATGGTGTAGCATTACCTTATATCGTAACGATAGAGGAAAAGTCTAAAAGGGTTTTAAGTATTCGTAGAAACTTCAACCAAGACGATCCAAATAGAGAAAAGAAAATACACTTTACACATTATAGATTCGTTCCAGGGTTTGGTTTCTATGGATTTGGCCTAATGCATTTCTTAGGTAATCTCACTATGACTGCTACGGCAGCTATGAGAGCCTTGGTTGATGCGGGTCAATTTGCGAACTTACCAGGAGGTTTTAAAGCAAAGGGTGTAAGGGTAGTTGGTGACAACGATCCCATTGCTCCTGGTGAATTTAAGGAAGTCGAGTCAACTGGTATGGACCTCTCAAAGGCTATTGTTCCCTTGCCATACAAGGAGCCTTCCTCAACTCTTTACCAGATGCTCACGTTTGTATCAGCAGCAGGGCAGAAGTTTGCCGATAGTTCTGAACAGGTCATTTCGGACAATGCTTCATATGGTCCTGTTGGAACGACAATGGCTCTACTCGAAGCATCAAGTAAGTTCTTTAGTGCAGTCCACAAGAGACTTCACAAATCTCAGAAAGATGAGTTTAGATTGTTAGCTACGATTGATTATGAGTATCTACCTTCTAAGTATCCTTATGAGATTCCTAATGCTAATCAGCATGTATTTAGGAAAGACTTTGATGGTCGTGTAGATATTCTACCTGTTAGTGATCCAAACATTCCTTCAAATGCACACAGGATGATGATGGCGCAGATGGCACTTCAACTTGCCCAAAACTCGCCTCCTGGTATGTTCAACTTAGAAGCACTTAACAGAACAATTCTTAATTCTGCTAATATGCCTAACATTGAGGAAATACTTCCTCCAAAAAAACAGGCACAAAAACTTGACCCTGTATCGGATATTATGGCTGCAACTAAAGGATTACCTATTGCTGCATTTCCAGGCCAAGACCATGATGCTCATATCCAGGTAAAGATGGCTTATCTTCAAGACCCCATGAATGGAGCTAATCCTATTATGCAACGTATTGCTCCTGTTATACAGGCTAATATACAGGAACATTCGGTAATGAAGTATCAGGAACAAATGAGTGGTGTAACACAACAGTTAGCACAGGGAGCACAAGACCCTGCTGTTATTGAACAAGCTATGGCTCAAGCTGCTCAACAAGTTATGCAAGCTAATCAAATGGCTTCACAGGGAATGGGTCAGTCTATTGAACAACAAACTATTCAACTACAACAAGGTCAGCTTTCCTTGGAGAAAGAAAAACTTAGTGTTGATACTATGAAAGATAGTGCAGAGTTAGCCTTAAAGAATAGAGAGTTAAATCTTAAAGAAGACCAACTTAAAGTTCAGGCTTATAAAGATGGAGCTTCCGCTATTATGAAAGCAGAAGAAAAGGAAAAAGATCGGGTTGCTAAAGAAAGTATGCAAGCAGCAAATCTTGTAGCTAGAGCCGCTGAACAAGAAATGGCAGATGATACTAAGCGAGACTTAAAATTAGCTGAAATAAAAGCTGACCTATATAAAGAAGAAGAACGGACTGCTCGTGATATGGAGCTATCTAATATTCAAACCCATAGAGATGAAAGACTAGAAGGAGAGGAGTAAAAAATGAGTAAGTATATGAACCAAGGAAGTATTGGTAATAATGATTCCAATCGCTCAGTAGGTGATTGGGATGATGTTGATTATTCTAGCTGGAGTGTTAGGGCTAAGAAGGGTATTACAGAAGAGTTTCCACCTGATACTTATAAAGTTCCTAATCCCAAACGGAGTACTCGTGAAACTAAAGGACCAGGATTATAAGAGGAGACTCCCATGAAGGACTGGTTAAACGAAAAGATTAAAGAAATTACTTGTAAGTGTGGACTATCCTGTAAGGGGATGTGGATAGCTTTAGCATTATTAATAATTTTAATAATGATGGTATCCGCAATATAATGGATATTTGGGATGATGTTATTCAATCCTATAATAAAGAAATAGAGAATTTAAAAAATTCTCTTGCATCTGGAGGTATAGAAGACTATGCACATTATAGACAACTTGTTGGGTCTATTAATGGTATAGAATGGTCACGCCAACAACTAACTGACATTCTTAAACGTAGACAACATCTAGATGAAGAGGACTTTTAAATGAGACACGTTGACTTATCTAATGCTATCAAGAACGATGAG